CTCAGGCATCTAGCGGGGGAGTTCCCCCGGACTAAATACAATCGACATAGCCATGAAAACAATCAAAATAATCTTTTCGGCGTTTAAAGGTAGAGGGCTTATCGCCAGCTTGATCACCCTTATTGTCTTTCCGTTTGTGTTTGTGTATACAATTATAGCAAGCATATTATTCCCGTTAGCCACACTTGGCTTAGCGAGTCTAATGTTCTTCTATATGGTGCTTAATGCACTGTGTCCGATTCTAATAAATAGAATTCTGGATTATACACAAATGTTACTTAGAAGATTGGAATCAATTCCATCTTTTGAGAAACACTTTTCACATAAGAAAGATGATAAGGTATGGATCAGATCTTTAAAACTCGATAAAAAGTCTGTACCTCTAAAAGAGGACAAAACTTCTACTGAGTTTAAAAGATTCTCTGCCATCATCTTATGGCTTTTCAACTGTAAAGAGCTTCGACCTCATTTTCTCCTGTTCCTTGGAAGAGTCGAACGAATGATCCAAAGAAATGGATCTACGTTTACATTCAAATATTTAAAAGAATGTATGCGTGTCATCGTCCGATGTCTTGCAGGAACTCCGCATCTGCGGGGACAAAATGTTGACAGTAACTTTATGAGATTGGATCATTATGGGCTACCTACTATCCTTCCGCTTAAACTGCGGGAGTATATTAGGGAGTATGTACGAGCACAACACTTTAGTGAGTCTGCATGGGGCTTAAACCCCATCCAACAGGTAAGTGCATTTCATCCAAATCAAATGGAAGATATGCCTTTGCCTTATCACACTAAAAGAATTGTAGCTGTACTATCTCTTGTTGGGATTTTCCGAGTCCTAAAGACTTCGGTAAAGCCAACTGTTAGCACCATTATTGCTCCGTTCTCTGGGGAGTTTAAAACTCTCCCTAAAGATACTATTAAAGAAGCCCTTATCCAGTTAACCAAAGAGAAAACTAAAGGAAAAGGAAGATTTGATTTCGCGACAGGTACAATGAAGTACCAGGAGGTTGAGAAAGATTGGGGAGATATCCAATCACTTGTAAAAGTGGGTAGATTTCATCCTCATCTTTCAGCTAAAGCCGGGCCAAACGCGCCATTATCTACATGGTCAGCTGCAATAGATGCACTTGCATTTATGCATGAACCCCTAAAGGGGATCAAGCTGATTCTGTGGATAATTGATCAAGGCTCTCCAGGTTATGCAATGTGGTTTATACTATTGAATTTATTCTTTGGTATACCCTACATTGTGTGGTTCTACATCCTAAAGGCTGAAGGTCGGTTTGTGGGTTTAATAGCCCACTATCCGTCTGTCTATCATGCGTACAAAAATACGCTTGGTAGATTCTTCAGCTTTTGGCGTGTTGAACTCCATAACTCTAAAGGTCTTGTTCATGATCAACTATACCTAGGTAAACTAGGTGTAGTCTATGATCAGGCAGGTAAGGCTCGAGTTGTAGCTTCAACTAACTGGTGGCTTCAGAGCGCCTTCCACGGTCTTCATGATAGCTTGTTTAAAGCTCTTAAACTCATCCCAGCGGATGGAACGTTTGATCAAGATGCAGCATTTTCCCGGGTTTTGTCCAAAATGGATAAAACTCAGAAGTTGTCTGGATTTGATCTAAGCGCGGCCACAGATCGATTACCTATCGATCTTCAAGTAGACATTTTAAATGCTCTTGGAGTTGATGGGTTAACATGGAGGGAACTGTTAGACTTTGAGTGGTTTGCACCATTCACAGACGAAACAGAACCTACTATGGTTCGATATGAGGTCGGCCAACCAATGGGAGCATACTCCTCTTGGGCTATGTTAGCACTTACTCATCATGTGATAGTATTTGCAGCATATAAACAAGCTGGAGTGAGTTTCCAAACGGCAAATTATGCCGTGCTCGGGGATGATATGATTGTTAATAACGATCTTGTCGGAACTGAGTACGTGTCTTTAATGAAATCGCTTGGGTTATCTATATCTATGGGAAAATCAGTAATATCTTCAAGATTTACTGAATTTGCCAAAAGATTGAGAGGACCTGATGTGAATTTCACGCCAGTTGGAGCCGGAGCAATACTAGCTGCATGCAGATCAGGATACATGTTCCCAGCCTTAATTAAGGCATCAATAGGAACCGCTGTAGTTTCGACAGAAGATCTTCTAGATCTAGTTAAACGAGTTCCGTCTGGTCTTGTCGCAAGACGTGACCTTTCGAAATTCGTTAACTTAGTTTTATGGCAATTCTTTGGACCAGGCGGTAAAGGACAAGTTCTTCCAGCCCAATTCGGCAGCATGCTGCTCGAATGGGTTTCTGGATTGCCCTCTGTCGCCTCCCTACTAGTGACGCATATCAGCGATTCCATTGGAAACGTTGAGATGCGACGCGGTCGGGAAGGTCTTAAGAATGCCCACATGCCGATGGCTACGCTTTTACAAGCATTAGCCACTGTATCGGTTATGAGGGTGCCATTATTTAGAGTTCTAGAAACTCTAATGATCTTTGTTAACCCAGGATTCTGGGTTTACTTTAGAGAGGCCATACAAGTCCCTATCAAATTTTGGGAGAAGATGGACGCCTTCTATGAAGGCATGCCTCGTTTAGCTGAGCCTGGATACTTGGAAGATCTCTGTATACTTAAATACAGAATCGACCATAATCCTATGTTATCTATAGTTGAATTCCCGCTTACAAAAGCGGAAACTAAACTACGGGCAACATATCTATCCGATATCTTAAAAGATATGAATAGAAGACACAGTCTATCTGAAGCCCATGTTCTTCACCAAAATTGGTATGAACTGTATGAACATTATGGCGAAAGAGTTAATCGAAGATGGCCTGATTTGGCCAACCCAGATTCAACAATTTCTGGCTCATAATGGTTCCTTTCTTCCGAAGTGATCTGTCTCCGGAGCTGTTTGCTTTAGAAACGCCAGACGATGTCCTCCCG